TGTTATTTGCTTTGGGAAGTCAGGCGTATCGGCAATATAAAAATGCTCCCTGATAAAGTTGTAAGCATCTTCAAATTCAGCATGCGTCATTGCAAATAAATTTACCTGTTCTTTGTCCTTCATCAGGCGTACATCTTTACCGGTGTAAATGCAAAGCAAGGTTTCTAATACCTCAGCACCTGAGCCAGTTTCAGGCGAATAAATAAAATGTTTTTTGCCATAGGTGCGCGATAGGTTTATCAGCATCTGAAAGATAAAATACGTTTTGCCTGAATAGGGCAAGCCGTAAATTATAAGCGGGTAGCCTTGCTTAAATTGGTAGTACTCATCTAGCGATTGAAAGCCAGTTAATAAACCTGCTGTTTGCGCCTCGTTGCGTATAACCTCTAGTTCTCCACGGTAGCGGTCTATGTTAATCATCGGCTTCATCTTTTATGCTTTGCTCAAGCTGTCCCATTGTTGCCTCGTATTGGCCAAGTATGCGCCTGCGGTTATCAGCCTGCCATGCCTTTAATTCATCCGGGTCTGTTGGCATTGTTTCTATAAGGGTGCGGGCTTTTGGCTTAGCGTCTTTTTGTAGCCAGTTGCGGCAGGTGTTCATCAGGTTTCTGTACTTATTGTTTCCTGAGTAATTTTCTACCGCATCCAGGGTGTTATCTATCTGCTCCTTTGAGTAGCCCAAATCTAGCAATGCCTGAAAATCTGAAAAAGAAAGAGAGAGATGCGCGAAAGCGCGATAGGCTTTTTGCCCTTGTTCTTTCTCTTGTTCTTTACCTTTATCTTTCTCTTTATCTTGTTCGGAGGTACCTCGGGGGGGTATGCTTGGCGTACCCTTCGCTGTACCCTTAGGGGGTACCTCTGAGGCTTTTGCGGTTTTTTTGCCAGCCTTATAACCTTCTAATTGGCGGACAATACTGTGTTTTTGGCTCATTAGGGCAAATTTTGCCATACCTTTAAGCTTCTTGGGTTCCTTACCTGTAAACTGCCAATCTAATAAAGCCTGAATAAAAATTAATTTTTCTGCATCAGGTAACTCTAAAAAAACCTCGTAGTAACTTCTATAAAAATTGAATGCTTTTCTCATTTCGTTGTATAAAAAAAACCCTTTAGGTTTCCCGGTGCAGCGGTACTCCCTAAAGGGTTCTTGTTTAACTAAAATCTTCTGACGGCCTGCACTCCGTGTCTGCCATTGCAGCGGGTCAAAGATAAAAAAATCACTCCGCAGTTGTAATCTTCATTGAGCACTTTTCGTTTAATTTTTCCATCCAGCTGTTTACCATTTCTTCATTAGCTCTACCGCTGCCAAATGCTTGATCCATGATTTTATCATAAATCAAACGGTAAAGGTCAAATATTATGTTGTTTCTTTTAAAGTTAATATCATCATTAACATTATAGCTGTGATAATATGATAGTAAACATTCGCACGTATCGTGCAATTCAGAGTTAAAATCTTTGTCTTTTGAAAAATCAATCATAGTATTAAGTATTAAAATTTTTGAGTACTCTAAAAAGTTTTCCCCTTGCCTTCATTTCTTACGCGCAAAGATGCGCCTTATAACATAGCCTCTTAAAATGCTTGCAGCAAAGAATACAAAGGTTATGATCACATTTTCACCCAGTGTTACGGCAATGCCTAAGGTAGGATAAATTACAAGTTGAATACAGAAGCTAACAAGTAGCCCCACTACCGTATTAACCACGGCTTCAATAAATGATAGTTTTTTGCTTTGCATAATATAAAGGTTAAAAGTTAGGCGGGTTTAAAATCTCTGAAATCAGATTATTTTTTTAAGTTAATAATTTGATTATCCCGCCTAACTTTATTTTTTAAGCAAACAGCTGAGTTTGATACCTTGACTTAATGAAAGCTTTTAAATTTCGCTGCATTTGTTCAAAGTAAGATTTCTTTAATTCAATGCCTACAAAATTTCTGTTTAGTTTTAATGCTTCATGACCTTCGCTGCCAATTCCTGCAAAAGGACTTAAAACAGTATCGCCTTCATTACTCCAAAGATGCAAACATCTCTCTATAGTTTGTAATTGTAATGGACAAATATGTTTTTCATCTTTTGCATCTCGTGCGCTTCTGTATTGTAAAGTATCAGAGTAGTTTATATCTAACCATACAGGAGATGCGTATTTTTGCCATAAATCAACAGGTAAGTAATTTGGTTTACTTGAGTCTTTATCTTGATGAATTATTGGCTCTGCATTTTCTCCAGGCTTTCTAAATACTAAAATATAATCAGCACCACCAACACGGCTCATGCTTGCATCTTTTTTTATTGTTTTGTGAAGCAAACCAAGTGCCTTTGTTCTTTGCATTTCTGTTACAGGGTTCTTCCATATTGTTATTCGCGTATGATAAATAAAACCATGATCAGTGAAATTACGAACCAAATCACCGCTAAAATCATGAAGCCCAATAACACCGTCTTTGCCCTTCTGTAAAGAAACATCCATGCAGTGAACGGCTATTAATCTTCCGGGTTTTAAAGTCCTGTAAAGTTCTGGCGTTAAAAAACTAAAGTGATCGAAAAATTGATTGTAATCAGATGAGTTGCCCATATCTCGAATATCATCGCTATAAGTATACAGCTCTGCAAAAGGCGGACTAAATACTGAAAAACCAAATATATTATCATCCATTTTGCTTAGTTGGTCAACGCAGTCGTTGTTGTAAATTTGATAATTAGCTTGCATATTTAGATAATTTAAGTTGCATTTCTTTGAATTGTTCTTGTTTGCGTTCTATTGATTCAATAACGTTAGTCATCGTATCAGTTGTTATTAGGTGTATATCTACCTGTTCTTTTTGACCAAACCTATATGAACGCCTTATCGCTTGGTATGTTGATTCAAAACTAAAATCTAAACTTGGGAATATTTGAATGTGGCAATTCTGATAATTCAATCCGTACTGAGCTATTTTAGTCTTAGTAACTAAAACCCTAAACTCATCACGTGCAAAACCTAAAAGTCTGTTCTTTTTTATTTCATCAGACATACTACCAGAAACTTCAACAGCTCCATTGATGTGCTTTGTTAAATATTCGCTCTCTTCGTTGTGCTTACACCAAACAATAACACTATCATTAGTTGCATTAGAAATATCAATGGTAGTCTTCATTCTCAAATCAAATGTTCTTTTTAACTCCTGATTGTGGTTTGTACTGCTAACTGCTAAATCATTAAATAAAAGGCCATTATTTAGTTTTTCAGTTTCCAATCTATGATTTATAATATTCAGATTAGGTAAGTAATAACCATCATGACAATAACCTAAATCTTCAGGTTTAGTTAAGCAAACAGCCCAAGACGCAACCCACATCCAAAAAGGTTTCTCAGCATGGCCTTTTATACGCCATTTTTGAACAGTATCCATGTCGTTTATAAAATACATAGACAGCATATTTTTAAACTTCATTTGACCTAAATACTCAGAGTGGTTTCCCATTTCCATAGTATCATTCGGGCTTGGTGTAGCTGTAAAAGCAAATCTGTAAGGTGTATTTATAAATGTTTCTAGGATTAACTTCTTTGTTTTTCCTTGAAAGTTTTTTAAAATAGAACTTTCGTCAAGACAAATACATCCATAATTATCTGGGTCAATGTTTGCTATTTGCTCATAGTTAGTAATATGTATTTCGCTTTTTGAACCAACATAACCAACATCAATACCAAATTTGAGTCCTTCATCAATAGTTTGTTCAGTTACTGCTAAAGGCGCAAGTATTAAACTTTTTTTATTGTTGTGAATTTGGCATTGATTAGCAATTTCTAATTGCATTAAAGTTTTACCAAGACCGCAATCAGCAAAAACAGCATATCTGCCTTTTTTTAAGGCATTTAAAACAATGTGTTTTTGAAAATCAAATAAGTTTTTGTTTAGATTTTTTGGAGTAAAACCAATCTCCAAAGTCTTAACAGATTTTTTTTGTAAAAAATCTAAATAGTCCTTCATAATATTTAAGCGTTTAATTTATCCCAAAAATATAAAAATTCATCAACCGTGCCAACAACATACACATCGCCCCACTGGCTTTTTATAAATTGCTTCTGAGCTTCGCTTAGTTTGTCGCTACCAATCTTTACCTCAAAGTAAAGCGGGTATTGTC